AGAAATAGAAATGATGATGCCGTGGGAGAGGGAAGTGCACATCATCCTATTAGTTCAGGCATTAGAAGAAGAAAAACAAGCAAGAGAGATAGCAAATGGCAACAACGCTTAAAGAACTGCTAGAATCACAAGAGGAAACCAATCTTCGATTAGACGAAATCGATGATCGTTTCCTTACGTTCTTTGAGATGGTTCGCGCTGACAAGCTTGACATGCTTGAAATGATGCGCGAAATAAAAAACGTTGTCACCCCCGCACCTGCACTTGTCCCTCCTGTTCCTCCTGGCGGGGGTGCAACAGTTGCACCATCTATCGGTGGGTTAGGTGGATTTGCTATAGGCGCTGTCGCTACTCTTCCTGCATTGATTGTAGGCTTCGTCGAAGGAGTCTTTGACTCTATTCGTGCCCTATTCAAAGCGTTTAAGATTCCAAATCTTTTCGCACCAATAACAGACACGCTTCGTGAAAAGTTCGGCAGAGGTTCGAAGATTTTTGAATTTCTTGATGATCTTGTTGTTAAAACATACGTGTTCTTTGATGACTATCTTGTTAAACCACTGACTAGATTTGGCGACTTTATCGGAGAACAGTTTGGAAAGATAAAAAGCTTTTTCGATCCAAATGGGATGATCGGTAAAATTTTCTCGCCGATAAGTGAAGGCTTTGGAAGAGTCGGAAGCATTTTCGGTTCAATCGGTGAAACGTTTGGCAAATTCTTTGGTGCGATACGTGCTTTTGGTGCTGTCTTAGGGCGACTCTTTGTTCCCATCGGTATTATCATGAGTATCGTCGATACCGTCAAGGGCGCAATAGCTGGCTTCACAGAAGAAGAAGGAAGTATGGTTGACAAGCTTATCGCTGGGCTTTATGGCGGCTTGAAAGGGCTTATCAATGGGCTAATCATGATGCCTCTTGATCTACTGAAAGACGGGGTGTCTTGGATCGCCGGCAAGCTTGGCTTTGATAACTTCAGTGAAGTACTTGACTCATTCTCTTTCCAAGACCTATTCAGTAACATGGTTGATAAAGTCACAGAGATTGTTCAGAAGATTTTCAGGTTCCCAGTTGCGGTGACTAAAGCTGGCGGAGCGGCATTGAGAGCCGCTATCACTCCAGGCGAATCTGCGATGGAGACGTTTACTCGCGTATTTAATCAGACCATGGAAGGTGGAGAAGCACCGGCAGTTACTGCTACTGCAACAAGCGCACAAGTAAATGAACCACCACCTGAGCAAGTAAGCAGACCTCGCACACGCGCGGACGTGCGTAGAGAGTCTATGGAAAGAAGCGCAACAGAGCAAGCGGGTTCTTCGGGTAATGTAACTATAGTCAACAATACAAATGCACCGACCACTGTAAGCAGTTCGAACAGCACGATTGACATGGGTCAAGCTCTACCACCAGCCACGCAATCAAATGGTACTAGAGCAAGTGCTTATTCTGCGGCATAAAAAAAGGGGCGTGAATCGCCCCTTTTTCGTTTCACCAGATTTAATCGTCAGCGGCGAGCTTTGCGAAGTATGATAGCGTATCTTCTTCATCATCTTCAGAAAGGTCTGCGTTGGTTACTCGAGGCTCCGGAGGAGTACTGGATTTCATTGGCGCAGGCTCACGGTGCGTATCTAGATCCACGCTTGCTTTCGTCGACTGAGGAGCAGACTCACCAAGAACAAGAGCAAGACGAGCTTTCAGTTCATCATACGTCTTGTAGTTCGAAGGATCAGTAAACTCATTCAGGTCATACAGACCTTCGTAGATTTGTTCAAGTTCAGAGTCATCACCACCAAGCAGAGGTGCAGGAGATGCAAACTCAGACTTGTCGTAGTTACGATAGCCTTCGACATTACGAATCTTCAGCTTGAACGAAGCACCTTCCCAGAAGTCAAAGGGATTCACGGGATCTTCATCAGCAAATTGCGGTTGCATCACATCCATGATCTTGTCAAAGATTTTCTTACCGAAAGTAAAGAGAAACACCTTACCTTCGTTCACAGGATTTGCGGGATCAGATTCGACAAGAATGTTTGCAACGTAATGAAGACGACGCTTCTGCTTACGTGCAACTTCTTTCATTTCTTCACTACCGCTGTTCCACAACACAGAGTTGTATTCAGAAACAGGATCCTGTTGACCGATAGAAGTCAGAGAGCGTTCAATGTACCATTGACCGGTCGGACCTTTGAAACCATGATCCCAGAATCGAACCCACGGAAGTTCATTGCCCTCGGGTGCGGGAAGAAAACGAATGACTGCGTAGCCATTACCTGCTTTATCAACAGTAGGCTTCCATTGACGTTCGTCAGTATAGGATTTGGTTTCTTTGGGTGCATCACCTGCGCTGGCGGCAGAGACGAGTTCAGAGATAGAGTTGCGATTACGCTTGAGATTTGCAAAAGACATAATTGTATTTCCTTGTATTAACAGAGTATTTTAGTTTTATCCACATTGTACATAATATAGGAGTATATAGTATCAGAAAAAACTCTACTTTTCAACTCTTTTCCAAATTGAATCAGCAGTGTATTCATACGATCCTAGATGCTCCTTGTTCCAAGCTTTTGGTTCAATCAAGCTTAGAGTAATTGCTCCACTTTCGATTCGATATAAATGATATATCTGACCTACTCGTGGAACAAAATTGTATTGAGCTTTGTAAATCATTTCGTTCTCTCTCGCTAATTCGATTAGTTGAAGATACTCTTCATTAAGTAAGTGAAGCCTATTCTCAAAATAATTTCTAGCTAGCGAACCACGTTCTGATCTAAAAAGATCGTTATTTGGCAATGTTATAGCGGGTGCGCTTACATTATCACCATATGGCAATAACGATCTTTTCTTATCGCTCATTCAAATGGTAATTCATTTCCACGAGGTAAAAAGTTCAACTTCATGGCTTCTGCTTCAATTTTACTTTTAATAGGACCTGAAACGTATTTCTTAACATCTTCCTCATCAAGATTATTCTTTTCACAGAAATATAAAATTGCATCTATATAGCTTAAATTTTTGTATCGAACCAGCTCTTCAATATTTTTTGCGAATTTGTTTTTTGTCATCATTAAACTATTGACTGTCATTCGTACTCCTTAGACCAAATTTTGCCAATGTCGGGATAGAACACACCTACCGAACGTTTCATCATACCATCTTTATCATAAGCGGGAACGACACAGACAGGTACCATCTTCTTATCCCGTCGCTCGCCGTAGTGCGAGTCTAGCCACACTCCCGACTTAAGATAGATTTGCATGTTGTAAATGTATGTCTGAGCAATCGTTTGCTCGCGAGTAATTTCTTCGCCTTTCTTAGCAGAGGACAGAAACTTTTTCCAGTATTCGATCCATATCTTAACTTTCTTGGGATGAAGTTCTGCATCATCATCTAAAGCGTCGAGCGAAGGGTGAATAGGTGGCTCGTACGACATGCTATCACGGAGCTTATCAAGCTTATCGATCATCTCAAAGAGTTGTTCCTTGAACTGCTCTTTGACTTTTTCGGGCATGTAGCCAAGACGAATGGCTTTCCATCCATTCTTACCGATAGTAGCCAAGTGTACGTCTGGAATTTTCAAAGCGTCTTCGTACACACCCCAACCACTGTGATCACGGATCCACTTCTTAGTTGAATGCAGATACTCGCGATCAGTGACTTCGGTGTGTACGAAGAAATCACACTCTAGCCAAGCCGAAAGACGTGCCTCTTCAGTTTCGGCTTTCTTGAGTTTATCCCAGTTTGGTGCTGAAGTCAAAGTCTTCTTTGGCTTCGGCGTAAACTTTCTTTTAATTTTCGACATATTCGTCCTCAAGCCACCATCTTTCTGCAACAGCATTTTCTGCGATTGCTTCAGCTTCACCCACGGTCGTCATATTTTTGGTGAGCTTCGTTAAGAATTGCCCATTATGATAAATCTCAACAAAGTAGGATTTCTTTTCTTTGAGAACAATGGCTTCTAGGGTGCTGTCATCTGACCAGTAAGTACTGATTTCTACAGCTTTATCTTCAAGATTGTTCTTGCCGAAAATATTGTCCCAGTTGTTACTAAACGTTTTCTGATCCACCGAAAGAGGTCTCGGCTTGCTTCCTTTCCCGCTCATATTCTTTCCACCATTCTGGTTTGTCTCGTTTGCTCCACCGAGCAAAGGGTCTCTTGTCTGCCCAGTAGAATTGTCTGTAAGAAATCAGTGAGTCACCTTCGACGATGCATTCAGGATATTGAGCCATTGCTGGTGTAGGCTGTGTGAAGCCTTTCGATTCAAGCTTCCCGGGCGGCAACAGCAGAAAGTATTCAAGCTTACGATAGGACTCATGAACACGCCCGTATCGATACTCATACTCGTGCGCGAGCGCGGACCAGAGATTCTGAAGCCAGTTGTAGTTTTCTACAGAATGCCTAGCCCACTTTGCAGAAGGATGATTCACATGACAAGCCTTATATAGCTCTTGATTCATAGCAGTGTCAGGATGAAAGTATCTCTGAATTTTGCGCCCGCTTGTTGATCGACCAAACCAAAGCTGACCATCAATAACACGATGCGCAGTTGATAAAAGCTGAGCATACTCAACACACATTTTTACCACGTGTTTGTCGCAGTGTTGCTCTGCGCAAATCGTTGGATCTTCGTGTACATAAAAAATATTCATTCTTTAATGGATTCTTTTCTCATTAAGGCAATTTTGTAAACATCACCAAGAATTTCTTTTTCTTGATGCGAAAGCGTATTATACATCTTTTTATCCTTACGTGCAACTTTACCTACTTTGCGCATAAGCTTGGCTTTACGTGAGTTCATAATGTTCCTCCACTGCTTTAGTCACGTCAGGAAAATGTGTTTTAAGAATGTCCCAGCACTTCTCAGCAACTTCAGAATGCTCTTTCTGCGTACCGTGCGCCATGCGCAGTTCACAATAGTGAATCCACGAGCGCAACGTTCCAGCCATGTACAGAGTCGTCTGAGTATTGCCTTCGGGTAGCACTGCTCGCGCTTGCTCTTTGGCGATACCATTCTCAAGCGCCCACTGATAAACTTCTTGGGCTTTGTTAATTACGTCACGCTGTTTCATGCTCCACTTTTCGCGAAGTGTTTTGTCGTCAGTCACAACCGAATTCTGACGATTCTTCGTGTCCTGAAGTCGCGCCTCGCGGCTCTCAAAGCTTTCCGAAACAGCATAGCGCTGACTACACTCCTGAAAGGAAAAGCT